TAATGCTGAAATGCCTTGCTCATCTAAATAGATGATGAAGATATAGTCCGAACTTTAGTGAAAGCTAAAGATATTACATGGACACGATGTAATAGTAACATAAAAATGTGAGAAATCCATTTACAGGACAGATAGGCAATCCTTACATGTCATTTGATGAGGATGCTGCTGTAATACACAGAATGGCTACTCTTGGTATCTGTGTTCTTGACCCAACAAGAACTATGTCATTAATTCCTGCTATTTTGCAAGGATAAACTATAAAGGGGAGTAGGGGTAACTCCTGCTTCCCTTAATTTATTTCTATTTCTATTAAATAAGGAGAAGATATGTCAAAGGAAAAGGAAGAAGTAGATTATGGTACACTTGGTTTTGAAGTAGATGATACAGCACTGCCATTGAAGGAAGTGCCAAAAGAGGAGGAAAAACCTACAAGGAGAGAACCAAAAGCTTCACAGGAAGTGAGAAATATAGAAGAGGATGGTGATGAGCAGTTGATAAGCTGTTTAAGAAATGAGAGAGTAATCGTCAGATTCATTCCCAAACTGGGAGGAATATGGGGAACTAACCCTAAACATCTTCTTGCTGGAGGTATGGCAGAAGGGTCTGTTAGAGTATTTGTAGTACCTAGACTGTCATCAGGCATGTATGTCAATGTACTTACAGACAAGGAGAAGGCATTCTTGGAAGATG